CCTGCACCACATGTTTTTATTTTTCCGTGTGTTAGAAAATAAGCATCAACTGTTGTTTCCCGCCCGCAATCACAAACACATTTCCACATTGTTTTTGTTCCGTGATTATTTGCGCGTTCTGCGACAACGAGCGAACCGAAGCGCCTTCCGACCAAATTATTTAATTTCATTTTGACCGCCTTTTCTGACCGCAAAACTATATAAGCGCATGGGGGACTTGCGGTCGATTGTCCCCCTCGGTTTGCAACCCGATTGCGCTATGAAAAAAGCATTATGCTTTAATCATCTTTTTTCTCTTCCCTCGCGGGACATTTCGCCGCCGCGTCAGTCAATACACACCAACCTTTGCATGGTTTTAAACGTTGGTGCGCACAATAATAACCGTTTGCCTTCGCGCATCGAATACGCATGTTGGAATGATCGTATGATGCATACGGGCAGGATAATTCAAGTTTCATTTATTCACCTATTAGCATAGTAGGTTAGTTGGTATCGTTCAATTTGGCCTGATTTCCGCTCATGTCATACGGGATGTAATTTTCGAGAATTTTGTACTCTTTCAGGCCTGCCGGACTCATGTGCATGCGGTCTCGCCACTCATCTCCAGACACAAATCCTCTATCCGCACCCTGTAACAACAGGCCGGAGATTTTCTCCATGTCGTAGTCCATGAGCGACCAGACATTAAATTGCCAATACCATGCCGGATTAATCAACAGCTTCTTTGTCAGCTCCTGTGCAATACACTTACACATCGGCATGATGGTATCTTTGATAAATGCGTTGTATTCGCCCGCGTTGTACTCGCCTACACCGAGCATGTACGCCGGAACACCGAGGATTGCGGCAATGGCCTTTTTGTCAAGTGTCATCGTGTCGGAAATAGCTAAATCCGACAGAGACAACGGTCTGACCTGTTCTACCTCAAATTGTTCAGCGGGAATCAACCACGGTTCGCCCGCCCTTGACGGCTTGACGTAACTATCAAGTAGTTTCTGCCTGCCTGTCGGACTGGAGAATTCCTCGGTTAGCGCATCAACCTTAACGATGATTGACGGCTTATATTCCGAGGACATAAAAGCTCTTTCCGTGTGTCGTCCCTGCTTGAGATTGTCGGCAAGCTCTCGGAGCGATACAGACAGGCCGCGCCCCTTCCAGAAATAGTATTTGTCGGGATTCAGGACGAAATGACATAAATTCGCGGGGTCTTTTGAAACTCCGTCAATCAATACGCGGTAGTCACGGCGGGAATTTCCGACCGGCATAAACTGCACCCTGTCGGCGGCGATAGGCTCAAGGCTCTGGAGGTATCCCTTCCATGTATGCGGCTGTACAATGGCATTGCCTTTCCCGTACAACAGCATAGTCATGATGATAAATTCCATCCATGTGCTGCGAGTCGTATTAGGCATTGGCTCAATATCAACCGTGCGGGACAGCTCATTAACAATACGGACATCTCCATCTTTCGTGTTATTCATCAAATAGATTGTTGTCGCACCGATTAACGCCGCAATGCGTCTGCATGCCGTCATGATTTCGGGATTCTGGTCAAGCGATGTATAACCGCTCACGCATGTCTCGTTATCGTTCAGCCATACGGCAACGGAATTAACCGCTTGCGTCGGAGTGCTGTCTCTTTTCTGTTTCATTCGTCTTTTTCTGCTCATTGATTACCCCACCATCCAGAGGCTTTACGTCGTTTTTCCATATCCTCACACATGCGGACCACTGCAAAAACGGACGCATCAAATAGATCTATGCGCATTGTCGGATTAACCTTCTCGTACTGCACCATGTCGTCCGTCTTTTCCACGGCCATGACATTTCCAACACAGTATTCGTATGCATCAGAGTGCAGATAATACAGATTTCCGTCCTTCGCGGCTTTCTCAATATGCCTAAATCCTTGCGACTTGAGATAGTAATACTGCGGCTGGTCAATAACCTTGAATCCAGCTCTTTTCATCGCGGGGAAATATTCCTCACCTGCGAATTTCCGATCATGGCCGACTTGCCGGATGTTGAATCCCATCTTGCGCATGGATATAAACCAATTCACAATATCCGCAATGTTGACTGTCGGACTGTTGCACATTGTCAACCATCCGTCATCCATCCATCCGTACAGCGGTATGTTGTCCGTATCCGCTTTTGCGGCGGCCTGCGTCACCGGGAAGAAAGCGTGTGTGATGATAATATCCACACCCTTATAATTTCCGACTAATGCCGCGGCGGTCAGGTCGTACATGCGGGAGAGGTCCGCGCCGCCATACCACTCAACAGGAAGGCGTGACAGCTCTTGCAATGTCCACGAATACTTCTTGTCACTGCGCCGGAATTCATCCAGGTTAAACCATGCTTTAATTGCATTCGTGTAAACATTCAATGACTTAGCAAAAAAATCCTTGCGTTGTTGCGGGTCATTCTGCGCCTGCAATGCATCGTTTAAAATCTCATTAGGCCGGATACTGACTCCATACGCCGGATTAGCCATCTCGTGCACAATCGGATTTGTATAGTCAATTTCGCCGTTTTCATCGGGATTCGCGCAGGCTATGAAGATGAAATATTGCTCATCCTTTACAGTTCCGTCTAAGACTTTCCGGCAATACTTCAGGCGTTGACCAAGAAATGCCTGTTCGTTATCACCTGCAGTGCTGATTCCGATAAGCAATTTATTCGTGTACGCCTTCATAGCTTCCTTGAACAGGTTGTATTGTTTTGGCTGTTTAAAGGCGTGTATTTCATCGCAAATCGCAATGTTGCAGTTCAGCGAGTCCTGCGCGTCCGGATTGGCTGCGAGTGCTCGAATAAAAAACGAACCCTCGCCAAGCTGTGCGCTCATGGAGTGTTCGTTGTTATTGTCAATTATATGCACATGCCCGCCATCTTTATCCCACTCGCCCATGGCCTTGACGTTGTAGGTCAGGAAATTGTACGACTCCAATGATTGCATGAGGGCGGCGGCGGTGATGTATGTTTTTGCGCCGCTGTTCCGATACCAGAGCGATAACGCCCAGGCAAGCGCGGCGGAAAAGCTCGTGTTATGCGTTGCGGTATATCCACGTCCTGCAAGATATAAATGATCGTCGCTATCAATAGCAATGCATTTTGACGGAACATTTCCGTATTCCGTAATATTTACAATGCTTTTTGCGCTCATTCTCGGGGTGAGAGCATCTTTTAATCTTGCCTTTTTACGCTCAAGGCGAAAACAAGGGAAAGATTTTGTTGCCCAAAATTGAATATCTGTTGCTTCGCCCGCCGGAACACCGTTACATGATGTTCCATATGTTCTTTCGGTAACACGCATTCCGAGGCTTGCAACAAGTTCTTTTACCTCTGTTGTGAGTCGCCCTTTTTTCTGAGTGAATACACATTGTCCAACTTTTGTGCATGTTCCGTCTGTATCCATAAGACCTTGCAGGAGTGCGAGGCGCTGTTCAACGGATGCAGTCATATAGATGTCTGGAATATGTTTGTTTCCGTACACACCCAAAGAGCGGAGCGCTTCAAGAAATGGGTTCTTGTGATTACCGCCCCTTCCCTCTGTTGCGTCAATTGAAAAACAGCCTGCACGATTTTTGTATTCATGCCATCTGCACAAATGGCCTTCATTAGATACATTCATCATCATCTCGTTTCGGTCAAAATCAGAACATGTAACTGTGCAGTTCGTTGATGTTCCGTCGCCGAGCCAAACACCAAATGTGTACGGGTCAATTGGTAAATCCCTTTCGGGATATTCGACAGGCTTCGTAATCGGCACACGATATTTATATTCCGTACCTGTACCATCACAGCGTCCACGCTTGTAATCGTGTATCATATCCGCTGTTGTTACCTCATACCATCCGTCACGTTCTCTCAATTCAGGCTTGTTCGGCGCTCGCCTCGTTTTGCGCTTAGATGTTCTCCGGCTGTCTTTTGTTTGTACAGTCCAAATATGGTCTGCGCTTGCGATGATTTCCGAACCATCATCAAACACGACGGAATATGTAGGTTTGTGAAATATCTCAGATTCGGCAATGACTTTGTGTGGAATTCCGTCAGTTCCAAAAACCATACTGCCAGAATGGATATCACGCATTTTCACCCATCCGTCAGGTGTTGGAATATCGGTGTCAAGCGCAAGGGCTTTGATGTTCTTTCGCGGGATATAGATCAGGGCCTCATGGAACCGGACCACATCCGTGCCGGCAAGATTAAATCCGACCAGGTTGTAAATAATAAATTTGTGAAAAGGCAGGAGCAGAAACGACTTGCCTCGAAGCGGCTTTCCGTCAAGTGTTTCGCCCTGCTGGTGCTTGATAGTAGACTCGATGATGCTGATGCAGAACTCCGGTGCTTTATGGACAAGCTTATAATCCGGATTCTCCAGGTCGCGGTAGAAACGTTCCACAGCCTGCTTTGTCTCTTTGCATGCAATTTTCTTTCCGCTCCGGATGTCTTCGCAATATTTCAGCACATCGGCCCAATGCTTATGTTTCAAGTTTCGCCAGCGCCTTCTCTAAAGCAGATGTCGTCTTCGTCTCTTTAATCGCCGCTTCGTTAATCTGCCTCAAGCCTTTCGGAGTCAACCCAAGTTCCCTCCAGTATGCCAGTGCGTCACGGTTAAGATCATTGATAAGCCGTAGGGCAGGGTTCTGGACAAGGTTTGTGTTTCCTCCCTGGTTCGTGTGCTCCACGATCGGGATGCCATCGTATGCTTCACGGGCCTCATCCCTCTCGGCCATGATCTGGGAAAGCGTGTCAATCACCGAGTCAAAGCACTTCTTATATGTGCCTGCATCAACACAGGCTTTTTTTATTCGGCTTCGCCATGTCTTTGCAGTCATAAGGCTCCTTTAAGTGAAATTATGGCCAGAGTTGGAGAAAGC